TCAATCCGCCTGACCAGATCGTGCCCTATCTGGTCGCTGAGTATGGACTGAACGAAATTGCGGATTATCTGCCTGACCTTCGTGCTGTTCTGCGTGAAGGGGTCAGCTGGCAACGCCTCATTGGTACACCTGCCGCAGTACATAAGGCGCTGCGCTGGATCAATCATGATGGTGACATCGAGGAGTTCCCGGCCAAGAAGCGCAAATGGTGGTGGTTTCAGGTTCACTTGCCATTTGAAGTGAGAAACACCGATTTCGTCAGGCCGATGACACATCTTGTCAAGGCTTCGAAGCCCCTGCGTTCCGAGTTCGCGCGCGTCACTGCGGGTTGGGATGTGCGGGCTTTCCAGTTAAACAAGCACCGGCTCAATGGCGATGCGTTCCTCAATAACTGGTCGGGCGTCCGTCGCTCGCCGGGTGAGCCGGTGTTGTCGCTGCGCGTCAACCAGAACGTCCGCACAAAATTCTGGCCAGCACCTTTCGTCCATGTTC